CGATGGACGATTCTTTGTCGTGTTTTGGATCTTCTTTTTCTCGCTTGCCTTTTTTAGACATGGTGAATTTTCATATTTAACCTGTTGTCACAATGAATAAAAGTCTCATATCTCAAAACAAACTCGTAATGATCCCTAGCAACGTCCTCTAGGAAGTCAAGATCACCGTCCGAAGGAACTAAATCCAAACCGTCACCCAAAGCATGATTAGATCTTGGAACTCCACCAATGGCCTTATTGTGTTGATTACACCTATAGCCCGAAGTGATATAGATAGGACTACCGTAGTCAAGTCTAGTCATTTTAAACGAATCATAATTGTCAGCGGTGAATAGAGTGTGTGTGCAAGTGGCCCTGTCACATTTACAGTCAATTTCACTTTGAGTCAGAAGTACTTTTCCATCCTCTGACTTCACAATTACTTCATTAGCACCTTTAATGTATTTTTGGATCATTTTTTTCCTGTGACATTAAATCAGTAAAGCAAATCACTAGTTGATTTTATTTTTTCCAACTCAATTGCGATCAATTGCTCTACTCCGTTTTTTTTATTCGACCTTAGTCTTCTTTCAAGTTTGCCAATATAAAGCAACACCAGGCCCCAATCGTCAGGAGAGAACATAATAAATTTATCAGTTTTTTCAATGGGAATTGTTTTAAAATTACCTGTCTGATTATTATAACATTCTACCTCAAACGATGGAGCATCGTGCGAGCATATATCTATGGATGGTTTTCTCGGAAGAGAACCGCAAGAGCTAAATAGAAAGATCCCTAATAGCATTACGAATTTCATCTTTAGTTTTTGCATCTTTTATGGCCTTTACTTTTTTGGTTACTTCTTTTCTTTTGGTCTGGTCAACCTTATATTCCTCCCATTCCTTAGTGATAAAACTAATTAGTTTTTCTATAAGAAACGAGAGGGCATATTGAGCTAATTTTTCAAGCATTAAAGTTCAATCTCTAGATCGTTTACAAGATCCCTAGCTCTACTTTCAAGTGCAAGAACGATCATATCGTCATAAGGATTTTCAGTTTTCTTAGCTGCTAAAATTAGAATATCTAAAACTGAACCTCCAAGACCTTTTCCGAATTGCTCAAGAATACTTTCAGCATATTCCTCACCTACATTGTTTGCTTTTAAAATGTCTAAAATTTCTTGTTTACTAATTTTCATAAAACCCTCCAAGGCTATTGTTTAAAATTATAATTAATGAGCTGCCGACTGATAGTAACCATTATATACAAGGCCGATATTTCTTTTCATAGTCTCTGAATATTCCATATCTGTCCAACCTCCAATTCCATCATTAATATAAGTGACTAACTCCCAAGTGATACCATCTTCTGAGATTGCACCTCTAGCACCTTCATCATCCCTATAGGTCATAAAAAATCCATTACAAAATTTAATCTTAGATCCATTATTAAAATCATTATAATTTCCAGAACTAGTCACATCATCATAAGTTAAACCGTCATCATAAGAAATCAAAACTGAATCATTTGAACCTGCTAGTTTTGTTATTTGAACAATTATTCCGTTACCATAAGCTGAACTACTTTTACTATAGTTTCCTCTTGTCATAGATGAATAATCTGCATAAGTCCAAGTAGCACCGTCATCGTCTGAGTAACATGAAGTAACATGGCCTGAAATCGGGCCTGCTGCAAAATATCCCGTAACTACAAATCTAGTCGAGTTATCTATATAGTGTATGTTATATGGATCAATGGTATTTGAACCGTCATTAGTAATAGTGACGTGTGAAACTGTAGCTAAACTTAACTCGTCTAGAATTGTTACTCTTGGAGTTTGAGTAGAGGCAATATTATAATTACCTGCCGATATAAAGTGTCCATTTCCATAAGCTATTTGTCTAGAATAAAAATCATCTCCATAAGTCGGGCCGACTTCCGTAAAAGCAGAACCAGTAGTGGTGTATGCCATCGTATAAGCACCAGAAGCACCAAAAGAAGAGACTACGGCCATTTCTGTAATTGGACTGTAAGCAATAGAGCAGGCCTTTGTTATAGTAGGGAAAGCTGTACCTGCAGACCAAGTACCAAATACGTTGGTGTAAAATTTCGACTGAGCAACGGCCATAACAAACTTATTACTACCGAAATAAACATCAGCTATTTTGGTAGAAGCTTTATCTGTACTTATTGGATTTCCTATACCTGTAACTGTGGCCCATTGACCTTCCCAACTTTTTATTGCCGCCTTAACACTATCTGTACCAGTAAGTTTTTTCCAGTATGCAATATTACCTACTGCGTTTCCAGTATTGGTATCTGTTTTAGATATATAAAGAACACCTGCAGAATTTATAACGCTACCTATATGATATTCCGTTCCTACTTGATATTCAGGTACTCCATGTTGGAATAAATATGCAAGCTGATAAGTAGTAACATAATCTACTGCATTTCTATCTTCAATCGCAGGAGAGTTACTGCCTACTACTGCAGAGAACCAACCAGAACCCCAGTTTGCCAAAGATTGCATAACTGTCGGATCTGTAGTCGTTTCTGGCAACCCTGCCGCTAGAGATCCGAATTTTCCTACTTCATCTACTGAAGCCGACTCTCCAAATATTTTTTGTAATACTCTTGTTAATTTTGCCATTAAAAAATCTCCCTTTTAAACTGATATAGAATCTTTGTAACTCATCCAAGGAGAAGTCATAGAGTAAACATCATAAGTATTAAAACCACTATTATTATATGCAGGTATATCGTATGTCCTTCCACCAAAAAAAGTCAAAACATTATCCGAATAAATCAAAGATGCTAACTGTACTCCCATAGGCTTTGGTAGTAAACCGTTTACTACAAACATTTCAGCTAAATCGACTGAACCTATAGATGAATCAAAGAAATAACTCATGGCCATTTCTTTAGTATCAAAAACTATTAAAGTATTCGCAAAGAAAGTATTTAATAAATCCTGTATGTCATAAAGTGAACTTTTTGAAGTATTACCTACAATTCCTATTTTTATTAATTGCCTATAATCTGCATCATCTAGAGTTATGGATCTGGTTAAAGTATTTCCTGACCTTGATACACCTACAATGCTTCCTAGCGTGTCGAGCTGAACACCTACGGCCGTATTGATATTAAAACCTTCTACGACTTCATTGTGAACTAAATCTGCGACCGCACCACCAATCAAAGTCTCTACGTGGGCGATGGCCTTGGGTTTATTGTTATATTGCAGAATTAGCATATCTACATAATATTGAATCGCATCGTCTTTTAAGGCCATATTAAACCACCGTGATTAGTATATCAGTTGTATTTGAATCACCATCTGTGACTCGTATTGTATCTACTCCTGTACCTGCTCCTGCTGTATATATTCCCGTTCCTGAGTCTATGGATGCACCACTGTTATCAACTAACAGACTCCAAACATAAACACCGTAACCACCCTTTGCAGAGAATGTTATTACTGCCAAAGAATTTACCGTTTGAGAAGGTGGGTTAATTAAAATAGGAAGTAAAATTACGTTGGCATCAGTTATTACATATTGCCTGTCTTTAGTGCTTGGAGTCAGTAAAGTTGTATATGCACCTCCAAGAGTTTCTGAAAATCCAGAATTACTTATTAGTGCATTATTATCTAAGGCCAAAGTGACTGTAGAAAGTTTATTTATATTTAATGTTTCGTAAACTGAAGGTATATAATTAACTGGTATCCCTGTCCTGATAGCATCATAATCTACTACTGCAGTTCCATTTATAGAGGCAACATCAAATTTAATAAATACTGGTACTGTCACTACATCGTCCCAACTTACTACGAAAGGAGATCCATCAACTTGTGTTATGGTGAAATCTATATCACCTTTCATTCCTGCCCCTGCATTACGTTTTTGGTATATTGCATTTGCTACTGCAGAGGCATCATAAGTACCACTTACAATGGCCCAGATAGAATGAGCAGGTATTCCGTCTGCATCTGCAGCTGATGTATTGTTTTCATAAACTGAAGTAGCTGTCACTCCAGTGACGTCTAATAGTGAAGCTATTAAACTAGTTAAGAAACCTTGTGAAGAAAGTGAAACTGACTGTCTACGTCTTATTTTTAAATCAAAATCTGTTTCTTCATTCTCACCAATTAATGTTTGTACTGTTGGATTATTTACTGAGTCAACACCTAGAACAATTGTTACTGGAGTCGTTATCGTATTTAGTGAAGTTAATTGTTGACCATTTTCTACGGCCTGGAAAGATAATACATAAGTACCTAACCCTGCTGCCGAGTAAGTAACTAGTAACTGCCATTCGTTTCCATCATTATCTGAAACTGTATAAACAGGCTCTACGTCTTGATCTAGGCCATACATAGTTAATGCTCTAGAAGTAACAACCGTAATATCTGTTGTTGAAAAAGTTCCTGCTTGTCTTTCAATACCATTATAAGAAACTCTTTGATCTAACACGACACCTACAGCATTTTCAGGATCGAAAGAATTATAAATTTGAACTAATAAATCTAAATTATCAGTTATCGCAGTAATAAAAATATTTATCATCTGTGCATCGGGAGAGTCAGAATCTAAGTTTATATCTGAACCGTAAATTGTTTCAAATGCAGTTGTAAATTCTGCTAATAATTCAGGTGCAGTTTTTACTTCTAATCCTAAAGCCGTTAATTGATTTGGCATATTAAACCTCTATTGTATCTGTTATTTGACCATAAGCCGTATCGACTGAATACTGTATTAGTAATTGTCTGTTAGAACTTACAGAAACCAATGTTTCTTCTAAAATATTTACATTCTCAGTATTAAGTATAGTCGATGATATGACTAGTTTCAATTCTAATTCGCTCTTACTACCAAGTAGATTAAACCAATCAATACCTGCCTCAAGATCAAAAAAACAATCTCCTAAAAATGACTTTAGTCTTGTTTGAATGTTTTGGGCTACTGCGTTAAGGTCTTTCTTGTAGTTATTTCGACCTTTGCCGAAAGTCCAGTCTCCTAGTGTATCTATTGTTCTAACTCTCATTCTAATAACCCCTCTAGTTTGCTTGCAACGGCTATAAGTGCAGAGGGATCTATTATCCCCTGTGGTACAGTCGCTCCGTTAGGTAAAGTATCAAGCACTGTTATGGCCTTTATGGCATCAATTAATTCTTGCATCAATGCCCCTAAACTGTCAGAGCTATTTTCCAATAATACTTTACCACTTTTTACAGTTATTTTCGTATCACCATTATATAAAACTGGATTTTCCGCATCGTAACTTGGTATAGCTGATTCCAAGTTTCTGACACCTACAAATATCATTCCGTCTGATAAGGAGTGCAATCTATTTGAATTTAATTTTCCATCCTTAAGTCCAGAAAACCAATTATCAATATCTCTGTCGTTAAATAATACTAGACAATCATCACCCGATTTTACTGGCATTGTGAGTCCTGCCACTCCTCCAGAAATCATCATCAATGGACATTGTAATAATAAAGGATATTCCACCTGCTTATCTTCAAATGTTCCATCTTCATTTTTTCTATAAAATGTTTTTGTATATGAAATTTTAACAGTACAAGTTTGCTCTGCTGAATTAAACGATTCGACTCTACCTACGGCATGACAATTCAAAGTA